CTGCATCTCTGCTACTGAGCTGTCTGTTGTATGCTTCCAAATACTTTCTAAACACCTTGCTACGCTCTTTGCGTAACTCAATATTCATGTGTTCAAGAATCGCTTCAATCTCTTGTAGTTGATTAAAGCGATGCTCAGTGATGCCGGGAAGGGCGGCACTGGATTTCTCCAGGCTACCCTTAATACGACATTCGTACTTGGCATCTTCAAGTTCATTTTCAAAATAGTCAATACATAGAACAATGTTGCCTAAGTCGTCTACAATCTTGTTATACCAAGTACTCATGTCTTATCAATCCCAGTCTTCGTCGCTGTCGTCTTCATTACCATCAAGTAGGTAATCAAAGTGACTCTTAATTGCTGCCTTCATTGCTGAATCAAAACTTTGAACATGTTCTTCAATATCATCTAAACTTAAATGATCTTCAAAGGTTCTTAGTATTGTTTCAGCAAATTCAACTCTATCCTTTTTTGGGACATGTACTTTTACAATATCCCAAAGTTCATCGAGAAGTGCTACTTCAGGACTCATCTGCATATTCCTCCACCGCTGGTTCAAAATCAGCAGGGTCTGCATCAACTACTTCAGCAGTTTCAGCGTTTGGATTTTGACCCCACTCGTCTATAATTACCTGTAGCTTCTCATTTGACCAGCCCTTTCTGAACTCTTTAATGATTTCACCGGTTACTGGAGAAGTATATGCAAGCCTATTTCCTTCTTTAACTAAGATACCCTTTGCTTCAAACAAATCTAAAATTCCGCTATACGGATTCATGCCTGATTCATAAGGAATCTTAATCTGTACACTTTCAAACGGCTTGCTGTAACGTGACTTAACAACCTTACATGCACTACGAATACCGCGTACTTCAGAAATCTTGTTCCCGTCGTCGTCTTCCTTCAGCTTTAGCTTACGCATTGCAACAACAATAGATGAAGCATATACGAAGCCTTGGCCGCCGGAGATCTTGTCGTCTGGATCAAACATATCCTGTGAAGCATATGTGTGATTGGTTGCAACAAGACCAATTGGATATGGAGCAAGCATATTGACAGTATTACGCACAAGTGCAGTAAGTGCTTTTGGCTTACGACCCATGTCACCCTTCATGTCACCCTTTTGGAACTGATCGACATCAGTTGGGGTGAGCAACATACCTAGAGAGTCAATAACAAACAATAGCTTAGGCATTTCTTCGTATGCAAGACCGCCGTAATTAGACTTGTAGTCTTTCATAAAGTCAGAAATAGCTTTAGCAACATCATCAATCATACTAACACTGATACGAAGTAGTTTGTCTGGACTAGTATCAACATCGAGTGCCTTCAACCATTCTTCATCAAGTGCGTTCTCAGAGTCAAAGAGAACGACTTGACAGCCCGATTGTTGTGCATGTCGCACAATATTTCCGGAACAAATAAATGATTTACCTGAACCTGATTCACCAGCGAATACACTTACCTTGCCTAGCGGAATACCTTTATTAAAGTCTCCGCTAATAAGATAGTTTAGTGTGTAGTTACCAGTGCTGATCCAATCACGTGGATCGTGAAATCCTGCACTAATGCCGGAGATACTTTTAGTAAGACCAGTACGAAACTTAGTCAAGTCAAATGGTTTTTGCATGGGTCTGCTCCTTAACCGTTGTTACGAGCACGAATCATTGCAAGAATGTCATCAGCTGACTTTTTTGCTGTACCGCTTTCTGCTGTGAGTGCAGGACCTGGCTGTGGCTCTGATGCTGCACTAGCTGCTGGTTCGTCTGTATCGAACGGAGCAACATCATCTTCTGCTTCTGCAACTGGAGCAGCCTTAGGTGCTGCTGCTGGAGCGGAAGCCTTCTGAAGTGCTGGACTTGCTGCACCGGATGGTGCTTCTACGCCATATGGCTTATAGAAGTTAGCCCAACGAGCAGGATCGTACAAGTCACCATTCACACTTGCTTCGAACATTTCTGCAATAGCAGTGTAATGTTCAGCAGTTGGACGAGCTGGTAGGAAGTCATTAAGATTAAACAATCCGTGCGTATCAATTGCCGCAAGTTCTGTTTCTTCTAGGCTACGTTCCTTGCGAGCCCACTTAGAAGTGCTGTAGTCTGCATACTGACCCTTAGTGGTCTTTGAAAGACGGAAGTCAGTACCGTTGAGATAGTCAGTTGGAATATTTTCCATATCTGGATCCATCAGCGCACTCTTAATGATGTTAAAGATCTGCGGACCAATCACGAATCGACGAATCGGGTTGCTGGGCGAGTCTTCATTAAGTGGATTTTCTGTTACGAAGCCCTGGAAGATATATGACTTCTTCTTCCAGTATTTGCGGCCCATATCTTCAAGTGAAGGATCCTTAAACCAAGGACGGACTTCAGTGAGGATAGGGCAGTTGTCGCCATACATTTCACCGCATGGTACTTGGATAGTAACAGGCTTGTTTTCGCCACCCTTTACGCCAGGGAAGGTTAAACGAATCATCTGACGTTCGACCCAAAAGAAATCATTCTTTGAATCACCGTCTGGGAGGAAACGAAATGTTGCTGAAGCGCCTTCGTCAATGTTCCAGAATGGATAAATTGCGTTATCGCTTTGGGTTTGGGAATTGGAACCTGGTTTTGATTCCATTGCCGCGAGCTTTGCGCGGATATCTGCTAATGAGGCCATAATATTTCTCCTTTGCCATATGTGCCATGTTTGTTCTTTATATAAGAACTTTTTTAAGTATAGTGCCTAGATAGGAAAAAGTCAAGAACTTTTTTCTAACAATTTTATTTATCATACAGAACAAAAAGCCCCGTATAATGTTACTTATACAGGGCTCTATAGTTTACTTATTTTTTCTGATTAAAGGTTTGTTTCGACTGTAAACTGATCTAAGAACTTTTCGTACTGTTCCGATTCCGAAACACTTGCGGGTGTTTTGATTTTTGCTTCAGTTGCACACAGTAAACAACTCTTAACAGTAGTGTACTCAAATTGATTAAGTGAACCGCCTGATGTTAGTTTTTTGCTGATGTTTTGTAGGTAGGTACCAAGAACCGGATTCTGTGCAGCATACCCCATTTGAGCTACTTGGTGTCCAAGTCTTGCATGTGGTGTTACGAAGTCAACTGCGTCATCTTCGTTGAGCATGTTTTTTAAATTTTCAAATGTTTCGGTTGCAATCGCATGTACAATAGTTCCTTCAAAGGATTGCTGTCTTGCCATAGCTCGTTTGATACTGTCCATTGCATTTGCAACCCGATCATCAAAATGTGTTTCAACAAATTGTGCTTCTAAGTCTACGCTGTCTTCGAGAATTTCCACGCTGTAGCGATCCTCAAGACTTTCTACTGCGGTAGCATAAGTTTTAACGCCAGCTAGTTTTTCAAACATGCTTCTAATGGAATCAACATTCTCAACAGCCATGTTAACATACTTCTCATTGGTTTCGTTTACTAAATTTGCGCCGCGGACATAACGAACAAAATCACCTAGTTGGCGGTATTCTTTTGCCATTTCAGTAATAGCCTGCCCAGTACGGTCAAACATTTCGCCGCCGTTGTGAATGTGACGAGCCATTGCACGAGCTGCTTTTAAACTGTTTTCAGCCATTTTAAACTTTTCTTCGCCGCGCTGAATGTAGATACTGTGAATGTTTCTGCTGCGAGCACCACGTGACTCTTCGTTCACAGGCTTTCTATGTTTGACTACGATTTTAATATTATCGAGTGGTTGGTAGCTGGTCTTTGTGCTACCTGTCATAGTACCAAAGCCTTCCATTACATCCGCCATATCTTTCTCCGAATTTTTAATTATGTTAATCGCTTCACCTTTAGCTTTTAGCTTCTTACCAAACACTTTATAATCAAATGTTAACTCAGGGCTAGTATTATACACAATTTTCTTTAACTGTGTTCGTAAAGGATCGTTGCTTAAATCTTCACTAGTGGCTAAACTAACCTGCATGTTGTTTAAATCTAACCGCACAAGAACGTTAGGATCATCAACTAAGAAGCGTGTCGCTTCTTGCGGATTTACCACCAACTTACCCTCTGCATCATATGATTTTACAGCATACCCATAACCCTTTAATAGGTTAAAGATCTTTTCTGCAAGTTTTTGCGTGTTAACTGCCATAGTATTATCTCCTAATACTATTTATCAATTCAGCTATCTTATTAAGCGGTGC